CAGAACAGTTTTCTGTTTTCCGGAAACAGGCCCCCTTTGCAAAAAACTCGATTTCGGCTTGCAATTTTTCGTGGAACAAATACAATTCGTTCCATGAAAACAACGTGCTCAAAATGTGGTCAGCCCAACGACCGCCTGCCTCAGCGGTACTGCCGCGTGTGCCATGCTGCATACGCCAGGGCCACTCGCCCACGGCACGCGGACCTGCCTCCTGATCAGCGCCAGCGCGCCAATGCCCGTGCCTATGCCAACGTGTACCAGCGCCGGGGCAAGATTGCACCCGAGCCCTGTTCCATGTGCCATGACCCAGTCGCCCAGAAGCACCACGACGACTACAGCCGGCCGCTGCAAGTCAGGTGGTTGTGCCGAAAATGTCACCTGACCGTGCATACTGGTGACAAAACTCTCCACGTGAAACCATGAACCATCCTGTACCCGACGACGTTGAAGCCGAGCGCCTGAGGCTCGAATACCGACTCGCGCAACTGCAGACGCAGGAGCGAGCGAGGACTCACTTCGTCGATTTCGTGCGCTACGTCTGGCCCGAGGCGATCTTGGGCGCGCACCATGAGAAGATGGCCAAGGCCTTTGACCGGATCGCCAATGGCACGCTCAAGCGCCTGATCATCAACATGCCGCCCCGGCACACGAAGTCTGAGTTCGCGTCCTATCTCCTGCCTGCGTACCTCATGGGTAGGGACCCGCGAACCAAGGCCATTGAAGCAACGCACAACAGCGAGCTCGCCGTGCGCTTTGGCCGCAAGGTCCGTGATCTGATGGACCAGACGACCTACAAGGAGCTCTTCCCCGAGGTGAGCCTGAAGCAGGACTCGAAGGCTGCCGGCCGGTGGGACACGAACCGTGGCGGGGAATACTTTGCTGTCGGTGTCGGCGGCGCGATGACCGGTCGCGGTGCGGACGTCTTGATCATCGACGACCCGCATTCCGAGCAAGATGCTTTGTCGGACCTGGCTTTGGACAACGCGTGGGAGTGGTACCAGGGCGGTCCCCGTACTCGTCTGCAGCCGGGCGGAGCCATCGTGGTGGTGATGACCCGGTGGGGCACCAAGGACATGACGGCCCGCCTGATCAAGGCCCAGTCCTCGCACAACGCTGACAAGTGGGAGGTCATCGAGCTGCCTGCCATCATGCCTTCGGGTAAACCCCTATGGCCGGAGTTCTGGAAGCTCGAAGAGCTCTTGGCGGTCAAGGCGTCGCTGTCGGTGCAGAAGTGGAACGCGATGTACCAGCAGCAGCCCACGAACGACGAGGGCGCGATCCTGAAAAGGGAGTGGTGGCGCGTGTGGCCACACACTGAGCCGCCACTGGTGAACTACATCATCCAGACTATGGACACGGCCTACTCGAAGAAGGAGACGGCCGACTTCTCTGTCATCACGACCTGGGGCGTTTTTTACCTCAATGAGGACTCGGGGGCCAACATCATCTTGCTGGACGTCAAGCGCGGGCGCTGGGATTTCCCTGAGCTCAAACGTGTGGCCAAGGAGCAGTACGAGCACTGGCAGCCAGACAACCTTTTGATTGAGGCCAAGGCAACGGGCACACCGCTGCAGCAGGAGCTGCGCAGGATGAACATCCCGGTGACGATGTACTCGCCGGGCGGGCGCAAGGCGGGCACGGACAAGGTCTCACGGGCCAACTCTGTCGCGCCGATCCTGGAGTCGGGAATCGTGTGGGCACCGGACACGGACTGGGCCGAGGAGCTTGTTGAGGAATGCGCGGCCTTTCCCAACGGGGACAACGATGACATGGTGGACGTCACCACCATGGCCCTCATGCGTTTTCGGCAAGGCAACTTTATCAGCCTGCAGACCGATGACAACACGGACAGCGCCAGTCACAGAGACCTTGTCCCCGAGTACTATTGAGGAATAAAATCTCCCTCAACTATCTACTTGGCAGGGGCAACATGCAAGATCAATATCTTCCCAGCGGAACCGGCGATGATTCGCTGGATACCCCTGTCGATTTGAATGCTGCGCAACCCGTGCAGCATTTTGCTTTTGGGGGCATCGCGAATCCCGGCCAACGGCCCATGCTGCGCGGTTCAGATCGCGAGTATCTGGAGGCGCGGCAGAAAGAGTTCGATGCCTTTGAGAAACAGCGCCTGGCTTACAACGATGCGCTGACCAAATGGCAGACCGAGGTCTACAACCCGTACAAGACGCAGGTCGATGCGTACAACACTGCCGCGCAGAAGTACAACACGGAAGTCTACGACCCGTACAAGACGCAGGTGGACGCGTACAACGCAGCGCTGACCAAGTACAACGAAGAGGTTTACAACCCGTACGCGACGCAGTATGCGGCGTACGAGAAGGCGGTCAACGATTGGAACGCGGGCAGTCGTGAGAGCGACTACGCGGGCCCTGCAGCACCGACCTTGGCGCGCAATTTTGAGATGACGATGCCGACGCAGCCCGAGGCGTTTGGCATGACCGCGCCCACGGCACCGGAAGACTTTAAGGGCACAGCTCCTGCCCTGCCGTTTAAGGAAGAGGAGATCATCAAGTACCAGCAGGAAGCAGCGGGCCGTGCTCAGAAAGACGCGGGCCAGCGCGCGTTGGCGCTTGAAGTGGTAAGCAATCCTGAACAGTTCAACTTTGGCTCGTTGTCCGTGGCCAATCGATTTATGGCCAAGGGAGGTCCTGTGGAAAAATCAGCTCGTGAGATGTTGGCTGAGGTAGAAGAGCCTCAGGAGAATGCGGCGCTCATGCGCATGCTCTCTGAGGTGGAATCCGGCAGCAAGATGGATCGCGAGGCGATCTTAGCGGCCGTAGAAAAAGTCGCGGCTGCAGGCCGTGGCGGCGACGAGCTCCTGGCCTACTTGTCGCCTGAGTCGATGACTGCGCTCAAGCGCATGGGCGGCGCGGGAACCATCAACCCTGCCACCGGTCTGCCGGAGTTCAAGGGCGGCGTGATCGGTCGGATCAGCCGTGGCGTTCGTGGCCTGTTTGGCCGCAGCTCGCGCCCGCAGGCTGCTGTGCAGCAAGACGGTGGCGCAGCAGCTCCTGTCCAAGCCGCGCCGGCCGCGCCCCAGCAGGTGGAGCAGGCCAAGGCACCGCCCACGGCGGCGGAGCTCTTGAAGTCCGTGGACACGGCAACCGCCACACGTGAGACTGAGGAACAGCGCCTGGCCCGTGAGCGTGCAGCGTTGGCCGCGCAACAAAGCGCAGTGTCCGCCAACCAGCAGGTAGTGGGGAACACTTCCCGGCCCAACGTGCAACTGCCGATGTCGGAAGCGGCCAACCGCACCACCACCCCTGTGCAAATGGGCGGCTCGGCTCCGGCCAGCAACCTGCCTGCCGGCGTGTACCCGGACAGCTTTGTTGGGCCCTTGCCGCCTGGGGCCAAGCGCCAGGGCGAGGTGGCCCGTGATCCGCAGGTCGCGGCCGCGCTCAGTCTGATGTACCGCAGCCACACGGGCGGCGCGCCCACGGCGGAGTTTGACCGCATGGGCGGCTACGACGCCGTTTCTCGCCTGGCGGCTTCGGCTGGCCACAGCGCCACGCCCCAGTGGATCGCGGGCTACGAGCAGTCAATGGGCATGCCTGAGAGCGAGTACACCAAGCGCAACAAGCAGTTCCTGACCACCGCTGGCGGCATGCTGTCGAGCTTGCCCAAGTCCACGATCAACCTGGGCGGCCCGGCCGCAACGGGTCCGGTGGCACCGGTGTCTTCTACGGGCACCCCGATCAAGACCACGCAGCCCACGGCACCCACACCTGGCGCGGGGATCATTCAGCGTCAGACCTCGGCCGGATTCAACCCCATCAGCCAGGACTTCCTGCGCAACCTCGGCCGCTACGACCCTGTCACTCAGCGTCAGACACAGGAGGAACGGGACGCCATGGCACCGCCAGACAACAGTGGCAACTGGCGCAAAGCTGGGCCCGATGAGGTTGGCCACTTTGGCATTGGATTGCCGGGGGAAATGCGGAGCGGATATATTCGCACTGCGCCAGGGTCGAATGCCGGCATTGGTCCCATTGGCGACATCGGCGGCATCACCATCCGTGGCCCGGCGACCCCAGGCGCAATGCCCGACTTTGGCAGCCCACGGACCCCGGGCCAGCAAGCGAGCAGCCCGAGCAACTTCTTCGGCTTGAATCAGCCTGCAGCGCCGGGCATGAACCCTGGCACGGTGAGCACGCCGTACAACCCCTTGGCCATGTACCAAGGACCATCGCCCGTGCAGGCGATTGCCAACAACCCCAACCTCTCGCCGCAGATGCTGGGCGGACAGCAGAACGCTGGGATGATGACCGACCGCTTGGGCAACCGCATCTACGCTCCTGGCACGCCTCCCTTTGGTTTTGCCAAGGGCGGTGAGGCGG